AATCCGCAAAGCTCCACAACCTGAACCGGCACAGATTGTAGTCAATGAAGATTACGACACAAGCAACAGCAAGATGCTATTGATAATGGCTGCTGGTGCAGTAATCGGATTTATGATTGCCACTTTAATTTGGAAGTAAGGATAATTTGATTATCTTTGCAACGACTATCCGTATGAAAACATTTACAAATCCCACCATTACTGCATTGCCATAGCACAATCGTGCGCGGATAGTCCTTTGCATGTAGTGGTGGGTATTTTTTACCATGAGAGAATCGACTGTGTTTTATCGTTCATTCTATGAAGCGATTAAGGAACTGGATGCAGAACTTCAGGCAGTGGTATATTCCGCCATCTTTGAATACGCATTGAATTTTAACGAGGTTGAGTTGAAGGGAGTGGCTAAGACCGTATTCACTTTAATTAAGCCACAACTTGATGCAAACCAAAAGCGATTCGAGAACGGTAACAAACCAAAAACAAAGCAAGTCATAAGCAAACAGGAAGCAAAACCGAAGCAAAATACAAGCAAGGTTGAAGCTAATGTAAATGTAAATGATAATGTAAATGAGAATGTTAATGTTAATGCTAATGAAAATGTAAATGCTAATGTTTCAAAGTCGCGCTTTCGCGCTCCGACGTATGATGAAATATTTGAGTTTATGAAAAGTAAAAATACATTAGCCGGGAACGTGTGGAATAATGCCAAAGTAGTAACCGAATCAAAGGCATTCTTTAATCATTACGAAAGCAACGGTTGGATGGTTGGTAAAAACAAAATGAAAAATTGGGAAGCGGCCGTGCGCAACTGGATGAACAATAACTCTAAATTCGAAAATCAAAAACCAAATCAAAATGAACGAGAGAAAAGAAATAGCGAACTTGAGCAGTTCCGCCAACAGTACAGAAGTCACCTTGCAGCAAATCTTAGCATCGAAGACCTCACCGGCACTAAGTGAAGTTAGAAAAAACAAAGGTGAGCAGACAGCACTGGGTGTGCTAGTGGCTCTGATGGATGAATGTCAGCAGTACTTTAACCTTCAGCAACCAATGAACGCACAGCAGTTGATGCTAACAGCTGAGTTGATAATGGAGGAATACTACTACCTGCGCATTGAAGAACTGCGCATGTGCTTCCGCATGGCTATGAAGGGTGAGTTCGGCCCCGTGTACAATCGCATTGATGGGCAGGTATTCTTCGAATGGATTATGAAGTACATGCCGAAGCGTCAACTTATCACTGATCGCATGAAGCAGGAACAGCAAACGACCAACAACATCTACGAAATATTCCAACATCCGCAAGTCATGCAAGCCATGAATGATGTGTATGATAAGATGCCACATAAGGAAGCACCGGCACAAGAGCCACAACGACAAGTCAACGCATTTGAGCAACAGTTGTTGACTGAATTCGATGCGCTGCCTGAGTGGGTAGAAAACAAATGGTTTCGACTTTACAAAAATCGACCGTTTCAGTTTACAGAATATAGAAAGGAACGGTACATGGAAGAAATTAATAACCAAAATGAATATTAATATGAAAAAGCAAACAGCAGTAGATTTCCTGTTCAAATCCATCTATGGCGAAACAGGTCACTTCGACGCATACACTACACAAGGCACACCAGCGTATGATGCGTATAAGGAAGCAAAAGAAATAGAAAGACGAGAGGCAGAGGAAAACTTTATAGAAGGTTGGTATGAGTGTATAGAACGAACGAAACAAACAAAATTTGAATTAGACCATAAGGATATTGAGTTCTTTGCATATTCTCATGCGGTTAATGAATACGGTGGCGAACTATGAAGCACTACGATCAACAGCGCGAGATTGAACTACTGCGTAAACTATTTGTGCTGACAGCTAAGCGAAGTATGCGACCATCGATGCACGATAATACAGCAATGCGTCTTATCTTTGAAGAGTTACATTTGCTAACCGACAAAGATGAATACAAGCTATGACTATTGGTGAATTGTGGGATAAGCTTGCGCAGTATCCGGATGATGTAGAAGTGTACATTGGTTTTATCAATGGTCACAGCATCGACCACGAATCTTTTGAAGTTGTAGAGACCTGCGATATTACCGGCAAGACCACGATAAGCCTGATGTTAGATGATATAGGAATAATTAATAATTAAATCAATGAGCAATTACACAATGCAAGAAGGGCAGTTCACCCTATTCAAGAACAACAACGTAGCCAACAACGGCCCACAGTACACAGGTGAAATCATGGTCAATGGAAAGAAGATGCGTCTAGCCGCGTGGGTGAAGGAAGGCAAGAGTGGTAAGTTCTTTTCGGGCAAGATGTCCGAGCCACTGGAGAGACGCCAACACGATGATGATTCACAAGGCACAGGCGATTTGCCTTTTTAAAAAAAATATGAATTTGTAATTAAATGAAACAAATATGAATCAAGCAGAATTAACACCAGTAGAGCGCCCAGGCAACCACTATTTCCTGCAAGAGTACAAAATTGAAATTGAGTTTTGTTCACGCGGATGTGTAGTCAGAGTGGGATGCAAGTCAATACCATTTGAAAGCGTTGAAGAGGCGATGGCCAAAATCAATGAGTATGTCAAAAATCCATACGAAATGCAGCAGTATTGGAGAGAACTTCTTGACCCGCCTCATAAGAGCGAGCTTACAAAGACTGAGCGGTAAAACATAGGGTGTTGTTACCCTTGCTTACGAGCTAAAATAAAAACAAACGTGTTGTTCCCTTGAGAAAGGAAAGGAGTAGAACTTAGTGACACTAGAGTCATCACTACAGCACCGAGGACTTCTCACCCTCAAACATAGTCAGGTGGCGTTATATCCGCATCGCATCACGCGAATTATGTGAAATTCATAGACTTAGGAAATGCAGATTCGAATTCTGTCCTGACTACAAAAGATTATGATAGAGTACCTACCGAAACAAAACGAAGCACTGCGCGTATTGGGTAATTCACACCCAGCACGTGTGGTGCTATTCGGTGGTGCAGCGGGCGGCTCGAAATCTTTTATTGGTTGTGCATGGCAGATAAGCCGTAGGTTTAAATACCCCGGCACGCGTGGGCTAATCGGTAGGAGCAAACTTGACACGCTAAAAAAGACCACGCTTAAGACTTTCTTTGAAGTGGCACACATGTTTGGCCTTGCACCAAATGAACACTACACCATCAATAACCAGACGCACGTCATCACGTTTGCGAATGGTAGTGAGATTATCTTGAAAGACCTGTTTGCCTATCCTAGTGATCCTGAATTTCACGCACTTGGTGGACTTGAATTAACGGATGCGTATGTAGATGAAAGCGCACAGGTTAGCAAGCGGGCAATAGACATCTTACAGTCACGTATTCGATTTAAACTAAACCACTACGACTTAAAGCCCAAGATGCTGCTCACATGCAATCCGTCAAAGGGATGGCTTTACAATGAGTTCTACGCACCATACAAGAATGATTCACTCCCGGCACATCTTGCATTCATTCCATCGCTGCCAACCGATAACCCACACCTGCCCGAAAGTTATCTTGAAACGCTGCGCATGCTGCCCGAAGTAGACAGGCGAAGGCTGCTAGACGGTGACTGGGAGTATGATGAATCCATAGACAACCTGTATCAATACGAGGACCTGGTACGTTGCTTCCGTGATGAAGAAAGCAAAGGAGAAAAGTATATCAGTGCGGACATCGCACGACTTGGAAAAGACCGCACGGTGATTTGCGTGTGGCATGGGCTGCACCTTATCGAGATTCACGAGCTGCGCAAGCAACCAATTACAACCGTTGTCACAAATATTCGCGAACTTGTGTCAAAGCATAGCATCAGATTAGCCAACGTGATCTGTGATGAAGATGGTGTAGGTGGTGGTGTAGTTGATACGTTGAAGTGTAGGGGATTCCTTAACGGGGGCAGGGCTAAACAACCAGACCGCTATGTAAATCAAAAAGCGGAATGCTATTTCAAACTCGCAGAACTTATAGAGCAAAACAAAGTTGTGTTCAAAGTTGATCGCTACCGGGATGTAATTGTACAGGAGCTGGACATGATACGCCGCCGCACACCCGAAGCCGACGGCAAGTTAGCTGTGATTAGCAAAGATGAGATAGCCCGCATGCATGGCAAGTCTCCTGACTACGCCGACGCTATTATGATGCGTGTTTACTTTGAATTATTTCCGAATTACGGCAGCTATTCGTGGGCTTAATTGCTTCTGCAACCCGCGCCACCATTCATTTTAACAAATTTTAACAATTGATTTTTGGTAGGTAACTATTTACCCCACTATATTTGTGCCATCAATCAAACATTAAAACACAAAGCAATGACAAACACAATTCAACCCGGCACAACAATCACTGCAACTTTTATCGGT